GCTGTGCAATTGCGTTTGCATCACGCTCGATTTGGAAGATAAGACCCTTGAACTTCTCAACCGACCAACGACCGTTGGAGTCAACATCGAGGTCAAACTTACCAGCGGTAGCAACGTTGTGCTGAGCACCCGATTCTGCAACCTTGTAGATAGTTCTGATAACTTCACGGTTGATTTCAGCAAGAATCTCAGTTGAGAGAATGTTTGCTAATTCCGCTTCAGCATTCAGACCGTGGATTGCCTTCAGGTCTTGAGCAAGCTCAAGGCTGTATTCTGCTTTCAGAGCACGGCTCTTAGCAGTAACAGTGACCTTCTCGATCGAGAATGCCATCTGATTGAACTCATTACCACCGTAACCGAGTCCTTCAGCATCCTCAGTATTCATGCCACGTCCAACAGTATATGCTGCTTGAGTAGCGTCTGAATCTGGGCTCAGAAGACCTGGGTTGGTGCCACCCTGGCGTGCGGTAGTACCGAAACCAACTGCTTCACCGTTTCCGGTGTTAGTGGTATTCAGGGTGTATGGATCGGAGTGAGTATTGAAGTCATCTCCTTGACCCGACCAGGAAGAATCTGGTTCGTTGAACAGAGCTTCTGTACCGCTTTGGTTTGCGTAACGTGAACGCATCGCAAAGATCAGTCCAGTAGGACCATTCATTGGTTGAACGCCTGCGAGGTCATATGCGACCAGGTTAGGCATGGAACGTCTGATCAGCGAAATCAGAACTGGATCAAAACCTGCAACAGGGCCAGTAGCACCAGCGTTGCCACTAAATCCAATTGTTGATCCGCTTGAATTTGTATTTACGTTTGGACCTTCGTAAAGGAACTCACGCTCTTCACGGAGTTCTCTTTCTTGGTTCTCTAGCAGGATAGCAGTTACCGCTCTACGATGTGAATCTTTGATCGGATCCATTCCTTGATAATCAAGGATTGGTGCCCACTTCTCCTGCAGATGCTCTGCATTGAACATTTGCATTTGATTTTACCTCTTTAAAAAATTGTTAGTTTGAGTCTTTATAATTTAAAAATCACTTTTTAGAAACTCTTCCCAGAGTATTCAGATAAGCAGCCATTCTTCCATCAACAACTGGTTGTTGATTTTGTAAATCTGTGCTTTCTGTTAAAGTCTCTGTTGTATCTCTTTGAGTACCAGCAGTTCTGGTTGGGAAATAAGATTCCCTCAGAGTCACCAGTTTCTCACGATAGTTTTCTTCACTATCAAACTCAACATTTTCCGCAAGAGAAGCGAGTTTGTCCTTCTGAGAAAGTGCGAGACCCTCAGTGACATCTGCAAAAATTACATCGGCAACTGACTCTGCTAATCTTCTATTTAGAGCAACATTTCTTTCGATTTGCTCGTTGAGTTTTTCTTCCATTTCATCAAGTTTATCTACCATACTCTCGATTACATCATATCTATCTTCAGGAATTGTTACATAATGATCTTCAAAAAGTTGCTTCATTCCAGTAAGGAATGATTCAGTCATTTCAGTCTTGAGACCGTGCTCAACTGCGAGTGCATTTTCAGAAATCCACTCATCAGCAACATACTCAAGGTATGCATCTACACGCTCTACCAGATTTTCTTTGATCAATTCAATTTCTTCTACGAGTGCTTGCTCGTATGAAGCTTGAAGTGATTCTTTGATTTCAGCAACCTTTGATTTGATTGCTGCTTCAAAGATGGTGCGTGCTTTCTCTTGGAATTCCTCAGAAAGCTCTTCACCTTCTAGAAGGGCATTAACATCTTCTTCGATGTCAAACTCTTCCTTCATTTCATCTTCATCCTCTTCATCCTTACCTTTTCCTTCACCAGGCTCTTCTTTACCTTTTTTATGCTTACCTTCTTTATGCTTACCGCCCTCATCTTCTTCGCCACCCTCATAGTGTGCTTTCTCAGCAACTACTTCATCATCTTCTTCTTCGATCTCATCAACTTCTTCTTCTACAAGATCTTCATCCTCATCAACTTCTTCCTTCGCCATAGTAGGCATAGGATCTGCTGCTTTTGCCTTTGCATTAACAATATCTCTAACTTGAGCTAGAGTCGCTGCAGGATCTTTAATTTTTGCTGAATCGTCGTCTGGACGATAGTTATCGACTGTAGGTCCACCTAAATCTTCCCAACCACCAGTTTGCCCTGCAGGGATCCCTGTGGATAGTTTTTGCATAGGTTCGGCAGCTGCAGCCCCTTTGGTTACTACGTTTTCCATTTCTTGTAAATTTTTACCAACGGACATTTGTTTTTTTAGATTCTTGTATATAATCTATATTTATTTATTAAATTATAAATTTGAAAGAAATTCATTGAAGAGATTTAACTTATGCTCTTCAAGTTTTCTTTGATCAACTAGAGTGTTGATTCTACGCTTAGTAGATTCAACAAGTTTTTCACGGAGAATTCCACCATCCCAAATCCATTCCTTACCTTCCATAATTCCCTGAACAAAAGCATCAGGAGCAGAAGGATCCGCAACGATATCGGCGGCGGTTGCTAACATAAAGTCTTCACCAACGACTTTATGACCTTCATTAGTCATCTTTAATGAACCAACACCACGGGAAGAAACCCCAAGACAAACTCCCTCATCAATCAGAGATTTTGCAATTTTACCCATAGGAGTTTCGAGAAGTTGTGCCTTACCTCTAAAATTTGTTCCAACTTGCTCAAGTGAAACAATTTTATGAGAAACACGATCCAGATTTACTGTTGGACCATCTGGGTGACCGAGTTCACCAAGAGCACGACCTTTATTAATAAAAGATTCGGTATATCTTTTTACTTCACGAGAAAGAGTTTCCATAGGATACATTCTTCCATTACGATTGCAGATATCTCCCTGTAGAAAGATACCTTCAATATACATTTTCTTTTGGGAACCTTTTCCTTCGGTAATAAATTCTACCTTTTGAATTTCTTCTGTTATGAGTTTCATTTTAGTTTGTAAATGCTACTTTGTTTGCTTTAATTTCAGTTGAAGTCCAAATAACATCTGAACCTGCTTTTTGAACGAACTCAACAGATTTAGTAGGCATAGTAAAGTACAACGAAGTTCCTGCGCCAACAATAGTGCTAATTGCGACAGTTACATCACCACTATGTGTGTTATATAATCGCACACAAGTTGCAGAACTAATGCTAGTTGCTGCCCCAGCCGAAGTACCTGTTGTTACTTCAGTTTCAATAATTTTAGTAAGTGACATTATTCTTCTTCCTGATTAATGACATTTGAATCACTATCACCAAATAACGAAGTTGCTACTTCTGGTCTTAAATCATTTATTTTTTCAGCGGCTTTATTGAATAATGCCGATTTAATAGCATCACTAATTTCAGATGGAGAAGCGTCAGTAACCACCAAATCGATAATATCTTCCATAAAAGTAATTTATATATCTATCTTTTATTTATATTTCTGCTTTTTTAAAGTCTTTTTGCATTTGAGCATTATCGACTTGAGTTGCCGAGTTTAGACTGGGATCTTCGGCAGTTTGTCCCATATCCATGACATCTTGCTCTTCGGGTTGTGGCAAAGGTTGACCTGTAATTGGATCAACTGTAGATGGATCTGGGATTGTTCCATCTTGAATTTCCTTTTCAATCTGTTCATCTATTTCAATCATTTCAGAATCAGATTGGCGAAGAATTTTTGATCTTACATATTGCACTGAATAATACTTTCCAATGTAAGGTTCAATAGTTGCTAAAGTTGACAATCTATTATTTAATAATTCAGATTCTTTTAGTTCTGCAAATTGGTTATCATAAATGAAATCATATTGAATATGATCATTAATTTTTTCCCAGTCTTCTGGAGTAACAACATTCTTAAGAATCAATTGAGTTCTTAACATATCGGAAAACATATTTGCAAATCTCTTTCTTAAGCGACCTACAAATTTTGAAAACTTAAGTTCATCTCTTAGAATTTCTGATGATCTACCTAAATTAAATCCACCATCAGTTGCTATTCTGGATTCTGGAACTCCCAATGATCTATACAGTTTTTTCTGAAAATATTCAATATCGGAAAGTTCTCCTAAATTTTGACCACCTGGAAGAGTAGTAATTTCTGTACCGCGACCACCCTCTCTT